TGTCGTCCCATGTAAGCTGAGATACCGATGAGAAAGTGGAACACAATGAGTTGATATGGTCCACCGTTATACAACCATTCGTCGAGGGTTGCAGCTTCCCAGATTGGGTAGAAGTGAAGACCGATTGCGTTAGATGATGGGACGATTGCCCCAGAGATGATGTTGTTTCCATAGAGTAGAGAGCCTGATACAGGTTCACGGATACCATCTATGTCAACTGGTGGTGCGGCTATGAAAGCTATAATAAATGCTGTAGCAGCTGTTAATAGTGCAGGGATCATAAGAACACCAAACCAACCGACGTAAATGCGGTTGTTGGTGCTCGTTGTCCAGTCACAGAAACGCTGCCAGTTGTCAAATGGTTTTGTTAGTGTGGCTGTAGTCATTTATAAAAAGTGTTTAAAAGATTCCTGGAATGATTTGTCCAGTAGTTATGTATGCTCCTATTGCAGCAACGAATCCAAGCATGGCTAGTTGACCATTAGTTTTTTCTGCTTGCTCCATAAGGAAGTTCTGTTCTTGTTCGTTCATTAGACGAGGAGGTGTTTCTTTAGCAAAGATATTTTGCTTACCGTATTCGGTAGTTGTAGTCATTGAATTGAAAGATAGGTGAATGGCGATGATGAACTGTCAGGTCGCCATGTCTATCTATTTCTTAGGTGGTCTACCTTTCTTAGTACCGTAGGTTCCTTTTCCTTTTGGCATTAGCTTTCATCCACTACTTTGTTCATTTCTCTACCTTGATAAGGTATGACTGGTATTCTTTTTATCTTACCATTCTTTTTCGTTGCAGGTTTTTTCTTTAAAGATCCATCTGGATTATACTTTAATTTACGAAGTCTTTCTGCGTTAAGTCTTTGAGCTTCGTTTGCTTCTTGCTCAAATTGGTTTTGATCAGTTTTTCCTGGCATAGTTAAAAATCAATGTTAGAACGTTCAAGTTTATTCATGACATCCCGTCTATATGCAGGATCATTATCATATCGTGGGTCACTCATAGCTTCAACAACTTCTGGTTGGCTACGGAACACATCACTAGAAGAAGAAGGTGCTCTACCAGTAAGTAGATCACCATCTGATCCTACAGCATTCTCATACTGAGCATTTAAAGCTTGCACTGCAAAGTAACAAGCAGCTGGATCACCTTTATCAATTACAGAATCAAATAAAGCTACTTGATCTTCTGAAAGATTATCATTAGCCCAACCTATAATCTGTTGGTACTGATCTTCTCCTCCTATAGAATCTTTTAACTCTTCTACATTTTCTTCTGTTAAACCTTGTGGTTCTGCATTAGCAACTTGATTACGGAATTGTAAATACATTTTAGCTAACTCACCTGGCCTTTTACTAGCTAATTCTTGTAGAGTTTCTTCCGAAAAATCATTACCAGAAATAGTCTCTTGCCAAAGTGTGTCTAAAATATCTTCACCTTCTACAGGTTCATCTTCAGTTTCCTCTTCATATTCTTCTTCTACTTCTTCTCCTTCTTCTGATTCATCTTCAGCAGATTGATCTCCAAGCTTACGTTGTAGTTCAATGTGAGCTTTCTCTAGCTCTTCTGCGCTTTTATATTTACCAGCTAGTAATGATTCTTGTTGTTCTTCTAACGCCTCACCTACCTCTAGAGATTCTTGCTCATCAGAGTTTAGTGTATCGGACGTAGTAACAGTATCAGTACCAGCATCATATGTTAATGTTTCTGCCATATTTATTCAGGTGGTTGTAATTGATCAGCTAATTGAGGGTTCTTAGAAGGGTCAGCTAGTGGTGACTTCAATGCTTGAGCATCAACTTTTTGTTGTTCTAAATTCATAGCTTGCTGTTGCAGTGCTTGCTTCTCTTGCTGTACCTCTTGCATACTTCTTACAAGGTTAAGAATATCTATACCTTGTGCAGCTGCAAGACGTTTAATAACTTCTTCTTGATTAATAAATTGACCTATAGAATCTGGACCCATAGTCTGTGCTATGGTAGTTAAGAATGCTTGTAAGCTTTCTCTATCTTGTCCTCTTCCAAGAGCATTTATCCCTGCTACTATTGTAGGTTTAACTAGCTTCTTAGGTAGACGTGGTATTTCACCAGTCTTTTGGAATACATTAAGTTTTCTATTTAAGTAAGGGACTAGGAACTCAACTGTAAGTAAACTAAATAGACCACCAAGTTGTTGTTCTAGTTCCATCTGTGTCATCCGAACTTCTTCAGCAGTAGTACGTTCTGAGTTTCTAACATTTAATATTAAGAATGCTTCTGAAAGTCTACGTTCTAACTGTGTTGCTAATTCAAATGCTGTTTTAAAGTCAGCAGTTTTACCTACTTGAACCACACCTATATCATCAGGACGACCCTGAACAATAGCACCATTACCAGCATTAGCTAGTGTCTGTGGTTTGGTTGTGCTTGAGGGTGAGACAGTAAAGACCACTTTAGCTGCTGCTGCACTGCCCTCAACGAGAGCTTGCATCAATGCTTCAAGTGATTTCAGATCACCCATAAATTCTTCTACTCTACCACGTCCGTAGACTTCTCCATCAACAGTATTGAAACGTAATGGTAGCCAAGGTGAAGCTTCTATTGGAGCCTTACCTTTTGAGGCAGGTAGTGTATAGTCATGTACTTCTTGATGCCAAATGAATCTATTATTATCACGTGTGATATGTGTATAGATGTCGCACTCTTCTTGATTTTTATCACGAGTGTCATCTACTACTGTCATTTGCTTACGCATCAGTACCTCTTCTGGTACTTGATTCTCTATTAACTTATAATTAACACGTTCTTTTGTGACAATTTCAATCACGTTGCCGTTGCCATCTCTATCTATAACATAACGGTTTAAAGGATACATCTTTAACCCTTCCTTACCCATGAATATCAATACATTACCTGCAACAATCAAGTGTTTAAGTGCTTGATGTATGACCACTCGGTCACTAGAGGCAGCTATTGATTCAAGAATTGTTCTTTCAATCTTAGCAAAAGAAAGATCTAATTCAGATCTAGCTTCAGGAGGGAACCCTTCACCTTGTAATACTGAATCATCTAATTGTAATTTAAAGAAGCTAGTGTTAGGAGGTACTAAAGCTAACATCAATTTAGATGCGAGCGTTACTACTCCCTTAGCTCCTACGCTTTGCCAAGGAGTTATTAAATTCTTAGCTCCACGATGTTCTTCTTCTTCTCTTACTAATTGTGGAAGTGTTAAGCGTGTAGCTTGTGTAGCTATGCTTAAAAATTGTGTACGGTCAGTGGATAAACTATCATAACGTTGTTTAGCTGTCATCGTTTTATATATTTAAAGATTTTAATCTTAATGATCTGCCTAATTGTCCAGTTCCTTTAGAAGTTTTACCTGATTTAAACGCTTGTGATCTTCTTGTTTGTACACCAGTTGCACTATCATCTAACATTTTATAATTCATACTAGCTGAAAGATCTCTTAAACGTTTATCAAAAGCACTACCTTGTGCAGTTATCTTATCACCTAAAGAAGCTTGCCCTGCTTTAAACTTACCTTGCCAATCAGTTTGCATATCATCTAATCTAGTGCCAAACTGATCACTAGCTTTACCTAAAGCTGATTCTAAATCTAAATATTGTTTAGTTGTTTTAGTACCAAGATCTCCTATCTGTGATTTTAAATCTGTTACATCTGCCTTATAGGTAGAGCTTAAGTTTTTTAATTGAGCACCATACTTAGTGTCAATAATATTTTCTACTTGACCTAAAGTTTGATCACCTAGACCAGCAAACTTACCTTGAAGTGAATGGATATCTCCTTGAGCTGCTTTAATATCTGCTAAGACATCTGCTGTAGCAATGGAATGTATCCCAGAAGTTGAATCTGAATCAATAATATTACTGGTATCTACAGTCTGAATTTTAGATAAAGCATCATCAATTAGTTGCTGAAAATTAGCTGATACGTCGTCTACATTTACAGTAGCATCATCATCAGTACCATCATCAGTACCATCATCAGTCTTAGATTGAAGGTTCTTATACTCATCACTTAGCATGATGTTTTTTCTAACTTCAGCAAGCGTTCCTTTACCTGCTTCGTTAGCGCCTAACCCTTGTTCTCCAGTCCACCAAGATGCATTCTTATCATTTCCAGCAAAGTCAGCAACACGATCAGAACCTAGTAGTTCTGTGTAAAGATCTTGAACTTTATCTTTAGCCTCATCACTTCTAGCTATATCATCTCTAATTTTTTCAATAGAATCTCCAGTACCTAACCAGTACTGTAAACCTGCTGACTGTGCTCCTCTACCTAAAACATCTTGATAAATCTGTTGTATCTCTGCAGCTGTAGCCATAACTATTCCTCACTAAGTCGTTTTCTTATCCACTCAACGACTGAACGTTGACCAGATCTATACATAATTTTCTCCATTGATTCATCGGGAGTTGGATTTAAAGGTGGATGGATTTCCTCAAGCTCATTTAATATAGACTCAGGTGTTGGTCCGAGTAGTGGCTCAAGAGTATTGGGGTAGATTGACATTACTATGTTCAAAGAAGGCTGGCATTCTGGCTCTCTTAGTTTCAGAAAGCTCTGGGGCTTTTCCCTCATACATAAGACGATCACTCGTATCTAGCCAAAATTTTTTACTCAAATATTTATCGCCATAGGTATTTCTACCTAGGGGTTCCATAATCCAGTTAATCGTGGCTTTCCTGAGTTTGTCCAAAGAATTACTAGGCCGTAAGCCCATATCGTGACATACAAGGCTATTAGTGGCCACGTGTATCTGTTCGTCTCTGGATATATCAGCTGATACCGTTCTGAGACCAGCATCGCCATTAAAACGAAAAAAAGGAAGTAATACAAAGAAAATTGCACGTTCAGCTACTAATGCTTTGGTAATTGTATGGTCGGGATGTTCTTCCCATGCATCACGTAATTTAAAAGCTTCTTGTTCTGCTTTCTCATCAACGCCTAATGCATTTGTTATGTAGCCAAGGGCGAGATCGTGTTTGATCTCATCCTTGACGTTTGATTCTAAGAGTTCCCTAGCAGATTTGGGAACCTCTTTTTCAAGTGCTTCTGCAATAAACTCGCCAACTGGTAGCTCCATGTGGCGTATTGCAAGAGCACGGTAGAGGGTTTCTTCTGCTCCCTCTTTAAGTTTTCCAGCTTCTGTCTGAACTGGAGTCCATGTTCTCTTTCTATTGAGTAACTTTTCATATGGGTTCATTCTTGGCAATCGCAAGTTATCGGGTCACTGTCTGGTTTAGCAGACAAAATACCCTCCAAGTAGTTCTCGACTTCGTTCTCATCTAATGCTGCATATGCACTTGATTTATCCTGAACATCACCCATTACTTGAAGGCTGTAATAAATTGATGTTTGGGGGCTATCAAGCCACTCTGCCACGAAGTCTTCGTCGTATGTAACGACATCACTCCAGCTATTAAACGAATAGCCGTGCAGAAGCCCTGTACTTTCTAATATTTTCATGAAGTTGTCAGTTACTTTTTTATAAGCTTCCCAACCAACTTCACTGGCGATCTCTACATCACCATAATCATAATGTTGTACTCCAAAAGTACCACTATCTCTATCAACGGTACGAGCTATAGGCGGTGCTATTTCTGGTGTAGAAGTATAACCATCTTTAGTCTTACTTCTATAACTACAACTAGCAGTAGGAGCAATAGCAAATGCTCTTTGCATATCGTATTCTCTTGCTACTTCAGCTGCTTCTTGTATAGCTAAGACTATTTCACCAGCAATAATACCAGCTGTACCTTTTCTTGTTCTATTTTTATAAGCATCGTGTAGTGCATCACCAAATTCAGCATAGGTTACACCATGTTCAGCTAGTAAATTAGCTAATCCAAGGCATCCAAGGCCGACCTGACGATCCGTTTCGGGAGAGAGGTATTCCCCCGACATGCCAACACCTGTCTTCGCATGGAGTTCGCACAATTGTCGCATACCTCCAACAAAACTCCCCCGTATTTCTCTGATTTCACAGGCTGATAAATTGACGTGGGATAAGAGGCACGTCCCTCGTGAGGGCAAATAAACCTCAAGACAGACGTTTCCGTAGATTCTTTCTCCATTTTGGTATCTTATTTTGTTAAGCCAAATGTCTCCACTTTTAAGTCCGTGGAGGATGGCAGTTTTTGTTTCATCTGTTGCAGTTCGCCACTTTTCTTCATTAAGGTTGACGCACCTTTTAATCCAGGGAAGAGCTTCTCTGGGAGTCCGCACGAACTCAAGAATATCGGCATGGTCAATATCAAGATGGGCAACAACAGCCCCGTTCTTGTACACCCCGCCTCTTCTAAGTGTTTCATTTAAGGTTGAGTAAATTTTTGCAAAGGAAACTGGTCCTGAGGCAACAAGCCCTTTTCCATTTTCTGATCCGTTTGGACGGAGATTAGAAAGGTGTACAGCAACTCCTGCTCCGTATCGCAAAGCGTGTGAAACGAATCTCCAACTTGCTTCGATTCCATTTGGTCCCTCCATTGAGTCTTCTACTACAAAGACAGTACATGATACGGGTAGACGTGATTGTGGATCATCTAGCCATGATTGTACACGGCCTGTTCTAGATATGGTTCTTTCTAATAATTTATCCATTAAACTAAATCATCTAAGGTAGGTGGTTGGTAATTTCTGCCCTTTAATACTTTACCGTCATCTCTATAAATAGGATGACCGTTCTCTAATTTTGACATGTTACTTTGATGGACTCGGTAAAGGGCTTCATCTAAATCCCAGTCCATATTTGCAGCGTATTGGTAGCATACATACACTAAATCAGATAACTCTTTTAAACATTCTGAATGTAGTGATGAGTTGTTTCTGAATAGCATACCTTCTGCTTCTAAAAATTCTTTAAATTCTTCAACGATCAAAGTCTTTTGCATATTCCGTGTAGGCAGCTTGTACGAGTTTTTCACTCCGAACGCACTCCTGAACTCTTTGGCTTGTTCTAAATTCGACTTCATTTTGTAAGTAGTGGATGGCTTTTTCTAGATCGTCTAGGTCATCATATTTATGACCAGCTCTGCAAACGTATTTAATTACGTTGCCTAAGTGAAAGTTTAGTTCTTGATCACGAATAAAATCCCAGACTTGGATGCTTCCACGCCTGTAATATTCGGGTCCAGTTTCATTGGTGGTTTCGGCCATTTTGCTACTAAATTTGTTAGACTATTTGCTAGGACATAGTTTTGTTTTTGAAGAGCCATAAAGATAGTTTTAACATCTTTCATGGCTATATCTGGACTATCTAAGGCATCACTTATCTGCCTCATCTTCAAGTCTTGCTCCATCGTCAATGTGGTAATTGGCGGTGGGGGTCCATAAGATAGGTTCTCTTTTTTCAAAGTCATAATCCTCAACGGTAAGTATTCTTGCAAGACGTGCATTCATTAAAGCTACTTCTTCAGATAAATCTTTATCGGCAAAAGTTTCTACAACTGTTTTCCAGCTGTAACCTTTATCTTCAAAGATAGCTGTAGCACGTTTGACTCCTATTCCTGGGACTCCTGAGTATCCATCAGTATTGTCACCAGCCATAGTTTGAATTAGATGCCATTTAGCACCCTCTTCTTTAGTGATTGTGAAAGACTCATCAAGGTTATATAATCTACCCTCGATTTGTTTCATATCTTTATCTGGTGATACTATGATATTACCAGTATTTTGGGTAGCATATATGCCCATAGCGTCGTCTGCTTCCAGCCAAGGCATCCTAATTACTTTAAACTCAGTCTTGAGTTTGTTAATAACACGCTTGTAACCGCAAGGCTTCTTACGATTTCTGTGTCCTTTGTAATCTACTAGAATATCTTTTCTGAAATTACAACTATCACTAAAGAATAGAATTGGTTCAGCAAATCCACCAAAGTTGGATAGTATCCTTTCTATATCTTTTTTTACACAACTATAAGCATCAGAAAATAAAGAGGTAACTAAAATAACATCATTACCAAAATCAATCTCTGATTCTGCTGCTGCTGTACATTTATATACAACATAATCAGCATCAACTAATACTTTCATTTCCAAAAGTCCTCCCAACCTAATGGAACACGTTTAGTATTCCAAGTAATTTCTAAAGATACAGGATGAACACATATCATGTAAACATCTTCAGCAACTGTAGACAAACCTGATTGATGATAGTCATGATTTGGTCTTGTATTGTGTATTCTGTATTGAGCTTTTTGTTTAACATCACATAGTAATGTCTCTCCATCTTTTAGTAAGATTAAATCAACCTTTCCACTAGATCCTAAATTACGAAACACTTCTGCCCCACGTTTCCATGCTTCAAGGCTTACATAGTACTCCCAGTAATCTCCATCTCTTTTTTTGTTTACATTAATGGACTTCTGCCCAGTTTTTTCCAGATTGGGCTTCTGCTGCGATAGGTATTCGCATGTTGTAGTATTCTCCAGCTCTAATTGCTGAATTTTCGAGGGTGAACTTAAGGTCATTTACATAGTTTGGTTTACATTCAAATTGAAGCTCATCATGTACAAAGGCTAATTGATATGCCTCTATACCTACTTCTTTGATCATCTCATGGGCTATAACCATCCATCTCTTAGCTATAATTCCAGCTGAGCATTGAAGTAAATAATTAAGAGCCTTGTGAGTGCTATCTATTCTTATTTTACGTTGGTCAATAGCAAAGATCTCACGGTTGGAAGCCCGCTTCTTAATAGCCGATAACAACTCTGATAATCCAGGGATTGCAGCAACGAAGTCGGCACGTACTTTCCTTCCCTTAGCCTTAGCCTTATCTGATGATAGTTGTTTGTCGATTGATAATCCGATTTTTTCATCACCTGCTCCATATAAAAATGCATAAGTTACAGTCTTGACAGCACGTCTGGAGATTCCAATAGCATCTGCGTTGACTTGATGTATGTCTCCGTTAAGGAGGATGTCTGCGTATCTACCACCATCATATCGTGCAAGATAATGGGATAATACTCTAAGCTCAATGCCAGCAAGGTCAGCCCCGACCATAACCATGTTTGGTGAGGCGGTAAATAGTTTTCTAAATCTTTCATCTGAGGGGACTTGGGCTAGGTTTGGCTTACGGTGAGCACATCTAAATGTGTTCGTAGCCACGGAACAATGGTGATGTATTCGACTAGATGTCGTAACAAGCTTTTGCCATGCGTTCACGCCTTCTGATATCATCCCTAAAGCCTTTTTCAGTTCCAGGCATCGTAGAAAATGAAGAGCTATATCCGTGCCAATGTCCTTTAGGACCGTCTCGTCTATCACGGGCTTTTTGGTCTTCAAGCTTGTTGATGAGGGTGTCCATCCATACTGAGTTGTCAGTATCCATGTAATATGATCTCTTGATGTAGGGTTGAGTTCTTTTATCCTTGTGAATTTAGCTCCTTTAATATATCCTTGTGTTCGGTTATCTCTTTTAGGAGTAAATTCCTGTCCTCCAATGAAAGGATGCCTGTTTCGTAATAATTGAGTAGTTTCTTCAAACTCTTTTCTGAGAGCCGATTCAAGTTCCCATGCAGCTCTTTCGTCAAAATACCATCCATGAATTTCTTGTTGTGTAAGTATTTGTGCTACCTGATGTTCAAATGTTACGAAGTCAGGTATTTGTGGAAGTGGTCGCATAATTTCGTAGTTACTACAACGTCTTGAACACAGTAGTCTTCCATTTCTTGACTCCATTCAGACCAATCACTTGTCTTACCAAACTCCCCTTTGTATTCTTTAAATCTATAACCATATGCCTCCAAACTATGTCTTCCTTGAAGTTGTAAAGGCATGTTAGCCCATCTACGTATTTTATCAATCTCTAAAATGTGTGGGTGGTAAAGACGTGATAAAACAAGAGTGTCAATAATACGAGCACGGGGAGTGAAATAGTTATATAGTTTGCTAATACACGGGATGTCAAAACCAATAATGTTATGACCAACAATCGTGTCAGCAACAAGTAACTTATTAATTCCCTCACAAATGGAATACTTGTTATTCTTTTCATCGTTGTAAGTTTCAATCTCATCTGTAGTGGAGTCGTAAATTGCTAAACAATGTATTCGTGTTACATCCTTTAGTAGACCATTTGTTTCTAGGTCAAAGACGAGTGTCATTTCTGAGTCCACTTATAAGTCTTGTCTTTAAACTTGGCTTTCTTTTTTGCCTCCTCAGTAGGAGGATTAGGTTTATTTAGTTTTGGTGGTTCTTTAGCGTGCTTATACCATGGATGTTCGTATTTGCTTTCTTCAAAAATCCGTGGTTTCGCTGGTCCCGCGTAAAAAGGATGGTTCCGTAGTTTCATTCTCACTAAATCTGCAGTTGGATAAGGCATAATCAATTTTCCCTGCTATTCCTGTTTCGCCTGAATATCTATTTTTAAGGACTCTAAGAGTCGTAGAGCCTCCATCTTGGTCGCTCTG